AGACGGGCTTTCCTGTCTTCGGGTCGCGGATGTAGCCCGTGCCGTTGTCGCCCATCCCTCGATTACCAACATAGTGCTGGTAGTCCTCATCAGATATGGGGATGTAGCCATCGTTGATGTAACCCTGCCGCTCCTCATTGGTCGTGTAATGTACGCCAGACAACACAGTCGAGACGCGCACACCTTCGGTATCAAATTTAGATAACAGTTCGTTTTCCAAAATACTACCTCCTTATACTATGCCAAGATGTAGCCAGCGAACAGTGGCTCCGGACAGGACACCCGAAGTGTCGGAAGTGTATATTGTTCTGCTTCCAAGATCGACTGCGACAATCTTCGTCGGCGTCGTGCTCGATTGGATTGTGCCAACCATGGTGAGGTTTCTGCTAACCTCAAGGGGGAGCACGACCTTTTTTCCACCTGTTGCACCCTCTGTAATCACGGTACCCCACTGCAGAACAAATTTCCCCCAAATGGTTCCAAAGCAAACGTAGCCATTTGGTTCAATGCTGTATCGTACCCCTAAAGACGCAAATATATTTTCGATTCCCTCAATGCTTTTGACAAATAACTTGTCAAAAAAAGCCGCTCCCCAGCGCTTCTTTGCTTTCCCTATACTGCCTTCCCCGTCCTTGCGTGGGACAAAATTTCTTGTTGCCATTAGGCACGCTCCTTTCAATCACAATGGCATGATATCGCCATCTTCATCAAGCTCATAAAGCAAGCTCCTAGACGGTGATTCCTTGGGCATGAGGTCGCCGTCTTCGTCATATTCGAACATTCCGATACCAAGGCTCGCCTCAATTTCAGACGTTGCCCTCCACGCACTTCCAGCATATCGTTCGGCTGATTGCTTACTCTCTCTGGCATTCCTTGCCGCCTCACCAGCAGCGCTTGCATGCTGAGCGACCTCTGCCTTCACACCATCAATGTGTTGGCGTGCGGCTTCGGCGTGCGTTTCCATCGTGCGCACATTGGTCTGCATATTCCTGATATTGGTCTCAATGGTCGCACTCGCCTGTCTGCTCCTCTCGGATGCTGCGGCAGACTGTGCAGAGTTCGATGCAGATGTCGAGGCACTCTGCGCAGAAGAAGCAGCGGCGTTCTTGAAAGCGAGTGTCCTCTCTTTATCTGCATGGACGGCTTGTTCAATGCGCTGGAGTTCGTCCCGCCGTGCTACGCCGACACCATCGAGGTAATGCAGTGTAATGGCGTCCTGCGGTTGCTGCGGGTCACGCAGGTTCTTGATGCGCTTCCCTTGTCCCTGCCATGCGTTGTCATCGTCCGCAAACATGCCTGTGCTTGCGATAAGGTCGCTGTTCTCTTCCTCTACATGAAGGAGCTGTGTGCTGAGCCTGTCCATCTCGGAGGCGAGCAGGAGGCTGCCGTCACTGAAATCCACAAGGCTGCCTGTGGGGGTCTGGCGGTAGATGCAGAGCGTTGCCCCCGAGACAAAAGGCTGGACGGGTGTGAGGGTAAGCGTTTGCCCCTCGATGGTGTAATCACGGTTGTATTCCAGAAGGGTGGATGCGTTGGCGTGATCGACACGCACTTTGACAAACTGTTTGCTGAGGTAGGGAAAAGGGAAGTTGTATGCCGACTTCCCTTGCTTCCACTTATAGAAAATGGTTGCTTTGTGCTGCATAATGCTTTTGTCTCCTTAGTGTGTCTTTGGACGTTTTTCCGGTACGCCACTGTTTTTGATGAGGCTGTCTATGTAGGTCATGAATGGGATGAAACGTGGTATCGGCAATACATTGTATAGCCTACGCACATCTCTTTGCGTTCCTTCGCCATTCATAAAGCCCGCTGCGCCTATGCCCGCTGTTACTGGCGCAAGAAGCTCTTGTATGGCTGGCAGCTGTGCAACTGCATTACCAAATTTGTCTTTGGCGTCTTGGTCTTTCGGTGCGCGTGTGCTGCGGTCAACGGTGGTGCGGATGGTAGGTACGCCCGTTCCTGCTTCCCATGCGTCGTTAAAGAAAGAAAGAGGGGATGCCATGGCAGAGCGCAGGGCGGCCACGCGGAGAAGCTGTCCCTCATCAAATTGCTGTTTGAGGTAGTCATTCGCACCCGTGGCGTTTCCTGCGGCGTACATGAGTGCGCCCTTAAAGCCAGCACGCAGCATGAACGCGGCGGTGTTCGTCGCCATAGACATGCCAAATGCGATTACATCGTCAAGGTCACGGGCGGTAAGCGCACGCATGGTCTGTCCGCTGATGGCACGCAGGTTGTAGTCTTTGAACTGCAATAAGACACGTGCTAACCAGTTGTTTGCTTTGACAAGGTTCTTGTTGCCTTGCTTTGTCCCTGAGACAATCGCCCGCTCTGCATGCGTTTGTGTCATACCGTAGAATTGGAAGTAGCTCTGCGGGTCGTTCTCACGCCACGCGTCCCAGTCATGTCCGATGGCACGCCCTTTATCGTCCACCTGTGTGTATTTCCGCAAGCTCGCCATGATATTGTCGAACTTTTCGGGGGTGATGTTGGAGGCTTTCAGTTTTGCCTCAGTAAAGGGGTTGCGCCATTTGCTGAATGTCTTGAATCCATGTGCGTAGGCGACGGCGTCGGCGATATAATCTGTGCGGAAATGGCGGTACATGCTTTCGGTCATTTTGGGGAGCATGTTGAGGGACGATGTGACCTTCCCCAAGTTGTGTATCCAGTCGCTCATCCGCACGAGTGCCCCGCCGATGCGGTCTGCATCCTTGGTGAAGGCATCGTGGATGGCTCTGTCTTGGAAGTTGATCGTGTGTGTCTCTGCCTCAAGGGCTGCCCCACAAAGGTGTCTCTCCATGTCAAGCACTTCCTCGGCACTCACTTTCCCCTGTCGTGCTCTCAGCGCAAGTTTGCTGAGACTGGGGAGGAAACCAACGAGGTTGTGGAGCCCGCCATAGGCGATTGCCCCACCGATCTCACCAAGCTGCGCGAAGCCCATGTTTGCACCGTTCTTGACATAAGAAGTGTTCAGACCAAGACGCAGCAGTGCTGTGCCTTTTGTCAGGATGTCCTCACGCGGACGGCATCCACGCAGTTCTTTGAGGGAGCGCTCAATCTCATGGTACTCGTTCAGGACGCTCTTATTGGCATCTCCAAGGCGGGCGGCTTTGCTCAGTTCGTTCTCGATCTTTGCCATAGCCTCTTGGTATTCTTTCTCTGTGTGAAAGACGTTCTTAAAGGCAATCTCCCCACCGAATCGCTGCATGTTCTTCTGCACGATGGCGTCCATGTCAAAGTTGCGGAGGTTGTTGTCAAAGGAGAAGGTGAACTCATTCGGTGTTCCTGCGTTCATCTTCATTTCGAGAGAGGTGTCCATCGGGATGCGCTGCTTTAGAAAGTTCAGTTCACCGACACGCCCAATCATATTTGGGGCGATCTCATCCGTATCACGGAGCAGGATGCTTTCGATTTCATCGTCGAGGCGTTTTTCCAGCCAGTCTTTTGCATCCTGATCGGTGGGTTCGGGCATTTCTTTCAGCGGCTTTTCGGGCAGTCCCTTGGCGGTACGCTCGATGTTCTTCGCCTTGATGCGAGCGTTCTCCATCCGCACGTCACGTTTGATTACCTCTTTGATGGTGTCATACTTCGCGGCTGCGCGGATGTACTCACGCAGATGGTCAGCGGCGTCCTCAAAGGAATTGAAGTGTGCCTGAAAGTCCGCGCGGAGGTGGTCGTCAATCTGACGCCATAGTTCATCGTCAACGGCTTCCCATTCCTTTTCAATAAGGTTGTCGGTCTTTGCCCCAAAGTAGTCCGCAGAGTGCTTGCCTATGTCGATCTGTTCTTCCCGATAGTGGCGCATGTGCTCTGCTGCCTTTTTGACCTCCTCGGGGACATCCATCAATGCGGTGGCTTTGTTCCCTGCGTACTTCGCGTTGTAGTAGCGCACTGCCATGCTGTCAAAGGCAAGCTGTGCGCTACGGCGGTCAATCTTCTTGTTGGCATTCATCCACGCAAGACGCTCGTTGGCGTAGTCAAGGTACGGGACAGCCAAACGCTTGATAATGGTTTCCTTCTGCTCCTCACCCGAAAGCGTTTCCAGCTTAGATAGTCCTCTGCCGCGTGCGTCCATAAAGAGATGTCCTGCAAGGGCGCGGGCGGTGTTGGAGTTGGAGTTTGCCATAAGACCATAGATGCCCTGCTCCAAGAATTTACCGACGCCCTGTGCAATCCCATTCTTTCCAAGGGCTGCCTGTGTCTCTTTGGTAACGGTGGGGTCTAGCTCGTAGAGATCGGCAAAGAGTTTTGGATTGAGGAGGTTGTCCCGCGAGAAGCGCATCCCTGCAAAGGCAGTTGAGCCATCGGGGTTGTAGTGGACGCCAAGGTGCTGTGCGTCTGCCTCCCGTTTCTGCACAAGGAGCAGTTTTGTCACGTCGTCTTTGTCAAGGGTGACGCTGCTGCCGCGCTCACCGAGGGCTTTGTTGATGATGCCACCGATGCGGTTGCGGAATCCTGCCGGCAGTTTGTCGTCCTCTACTGCATGGGCAAAGACTTCCTCTGGGTCTTGTGTATCATACTGGCGACGAATGTCATTGAATACATGATTCTTCTTGTTCATGTACTTTTTGACATCCTCCATGAGTTTGGTGAAGTTCTCTGTCCCGATGCTCTTTTCTAGTCCTGCATGAACGCCAAGCTCATGGGCAAGGAGGGCATCGACACGGGCGGGGTCTTTGATGTTGTCCGTGAGGAGCACGGTGTAGTTTTCATTCGGGACGTAGAATGCTTTGGCGTCGCGGGGCAGTTCGCGTCCGCTCACACGAGACACAAGGGCTGCTGCCTTTTCGTAGGTGGTGGCGATCACGCTGTCGTTCTTCTCCAAGGTGTCGTATATTTTAGAGCCGATCTTCTTCCCGTACTCTGCATCATGGAGCTTTTTCATTTCCTTCACGGTTTCGCTGCGGATAACATTTGTGTCTATGCCCGCCGCGTCCATGTAGGCTTTGGTTTCTGCTTTGTCTGCCACCTCTGCCACATGGGCGGTGAGGCTTCCCTTGCGACCATAAGCGAGACGACTGAAGGCTTTCCCTGCGCCGAGCCCTGCCGCAGAGAGCACTGTCCCTGCAAGCATGGCAGCAGCTGCATCAAAGGCATAGTGTACGTCCTCCCCGCCATAGGTCTGTTTGAGGTAGTCATTGACAATGGTGGATGCGCCCATGGAAGCATTTCCTTTTGCCAAGGTATAGGCTGCCTGTCCTGCAATCTTTGCGATCTCACGAGCTTTGCCGACGTTGCGGATAGCTCCGCCAAGACGCCCGAGCATCTGCATGCCCTTGACTGCGCTGCCCATCGGGACAAGGTTCAGAGGGTCTACGATGTAGCCCGCGCCGCCCGCCGCGTACATGAGCGCACCTGCGATGCTGCTTTCATTCTCCTGCCGCCACTTCTCCACGAGGGCTTTGCGGTTCTGCTCCACAAGCTGCTGGTTGACAAGCCAGCGGATTTCTTCGCTGTCACGTCCATTGAGCAAGACAAACTGTTGGGCTGTTTTGTCATTCGGGAGGGCGTTCGCCACGTAGTCGATGTCCTCTTGGGTGACGGGGTCTTTCTTTTCAAACCACCACTTGCCGCTGTGGTCGATGCCGCCCCATGCGTATTCAAGGGCTTTGGCGATGCCGCTCTCTGTGACGCTGTCCCAGAAGTTTGTCGCGAGTGCTTCGATGGTGGATGCGGTCTGAACGGGCTGCGTAAAGCTGTAGTCCGTGACAGGCTCTACCATCTCCCCATCCATGGCATAGTGGGATGCCTGTGCATGGAGAGGAGCGAGGACATCCATCAGGCTGCCTGTGAAGGTCTGTCCTTTTCCTCCACCGAACGCATTCAGATAAAAGTAGGCGCGTTCGATTCTGTCGCTCAGATGTGCATACGCTGGGTCTGGTGTCTCAAATTTGTTGCACCAATCTTCGGTCAGTTCTTCCAGATTTCCACCATTGTTTAGGAGGCTGTCGTAGGCGTAGCGACGTGCGCCGCCCTCTGCCACCTCGTCCCCAAAATGCCCCAACTGGTTGTCTATGTCGGTGGGCTCTCCTCCACGGGCAAGAAGGGCATCCTTACGTCCAAATGTCCACTGTGCGATGCCGAGGCTCTCATATCCATCCCCCGATACAGCATCAGTGTTGAAGTGGGATTCCCACGAGAAGTTGCCCATAATGGCGGCTGCCCGCACGTCGTCAAGGCCTAAGCCTTGGGTGAGGAAGCCCCACGTCTTGCGGGCATTATATTCATTGTCGTTAAACATGGTTCTCCTTTCCTTTACATCCCGCCAAGCTCATCCATACCGAGGAATCCTGTCTCCCCGAGACGCTGTGCATTGATGGCGTCCTTATCTAGGTCTGTCGCTCCGCTGCTACCACTGTCGTCTTTGCGACTGTCGGCGTAGAGCTGCTCTGCGATTCCACGCAGCTGGTCTTGTGTGTACGACTGGGAGACACCAAGGGTGGGAGACGAAAAGGTGAAGGTATTCGCGGCGGGGTTGTAGCAGATCGTTGTCGCTGCATAATCTACGCTGCCTCCTCCATCCTTGCAGGTGTCATAAATGGCTTGGTCGAGTGCCTGTGCAAACCAATGGGCATTGTTGTCTGTCTCCATGTTGTAGGTGACGTTGTTCGGGTAGATGCCCCAATGGTATGTGGTGTAGTTCTGACGGAACATCTCATTGATGTTGTGCTGTACGGTATCCTGTGCCATGCCCGCATTGAGCTGGGCTTTCCACATCTTCGCGGCATCACTGGCGACAAACTGGTTGCAGGGTAAGCCAAGGTCGGCTATATCTGTCGTCCCATAGTTGCCCGAGGGGACGTTATCAATGGTATATCCTGCCACGCTGTTCCCCGCGACACGTTCATTCTCCCGATCTACGTCAGGGTGCTCTTTGGCTGTCTGGTGGGATTCTGCATAAAGGCGCAGGGCTTGCTGATTCCCCCACTCTCCACCACCGTATGCCGTAGAGAATGTGGCAAGGGTGGATGCCTCGCGTGCCAGATCACCACCGAATGTGTGTCCGACGGCGGCGGGATTCGTCATGACAGCGGAGACAAAACTCATAAGCTGCGGGTTGTCACCGATGTTGACGCCTCCATCGTCGGAGGGCATGATGCCCGCGAGGATGTTGGCAAGCGAAGCGGAGCAGGATTCACGCATAGCGCTGAGCTGTGGCATATCCATGAGGCGGTAGGTACTCTGCCAGTCGCCGTCTGCTACATACTTTTGGAGAAGAGGCAAGGCGTTGCCAAAGAGGACTTGTTTGTCGATGGTGTATGCTTTGACGGGCATCCCGTTGACAATATCGTTTCCCTGCATCCACCCGCTGATGATGTCACTCACAGCGTAGCTGTCAGAGATGTTGCGTCCGCTACCTCCTGCGCTTCGTGTGCGTCCGGCGCGTGCCATCTGTGCACGGCGTTCGGCGGCGGCTTCTGCGTCCGCATGCTGTATCCCTGCGTCGATCTTGGCGACAAGCGGACGGTATTCCATCTGCTCTTCGGGGGTCATTACGTCGATGTCACCGATGGTGGCGCGGAGGTCATGACGATCAATCTGCTGTTTCACCCAGTCGTATTTTGCCTGTGTGAACTGTTGGCGGTTGTACTCTGCTGCCATGGTACGGAACTGCATCATAGGAAGGAGATCAGACGCACGCATTTCGCTGCCATCAAGATTGGTTTGAATGACAATGTTGTCCATCATCTGACCGAGGCGTTTCTCGTCGAGGTGTCCTGTCTTAATCAGCTGCTCGCAGTAGTCCGTGAGGAGTTTTGTCTTGTATTGCAGCGGAAGTCCCATGAGACGTACTTCGTTAAAGACTTCTTGTGTCTTGGCGGTCATTTCCCCGTTGGTCTTTAGGAGATCTGCGCTATTCGCCACAATATCGTTCAGCTTGCTCGTCGAGGCTGCCATAACGGTGGTGACTTCGTTCTCGTAGTTCTTCTTTTCCCATGTGCCCATGAGATTAGCCATGTTGACAAGCTGATTCTCATTGAAGCCTGTGTTAAAGGCAATCTCATTGATGGGGGCTTTGTCGCCACTGAGGTTGGCACTCTGCCAGTCCTGCGAGAATTTGCGGTAGCGGTTGGCTTCCTCCTCTGCGCTGCGGGCAGGAGTAAGCGCGTACTTCTCGTCATACTGGTTTTTCATGACCGTAGACAAAAAGCCTCCGCGTAGCTTCTCTGCATGTGCCTTGAAGTAGGGGTTGCTGAGACAGTCGGCGAATCCCTCCTGCTGGGCGGCGTCAATGGCGTTGAGTTTCTTGATGTCTGCCTCGGTCATGCCCTTAATCATGCGCTCGCTGTCGATGTGGCCTGTCTCGGAGAGATACCGCTCATGAGACACACGATAGCTTGTGAGGGCTGCGCCGAGCTGTGCGAAGTTCTGGGCAAGCTGGTCGTAGTGTGCGGTGCTTGCACTGACGTTGACGGGAGACACACCGACGTACTGTCCGACGTAGCCATGCTCGGGCTGCGGTGTGAACTGCCGCTCTGTTCCGAGGGCTGCGGATATAGGTGTTGGCATTGTGTTCTCCTTCTGTAGTTAGAATGGGTTTATCATCTGTTTGTCTTGGCTGAACGGGTTCTTGTAGGTGAAGTCAAAGACAGGCTTTGCCTGTGTCGGGAGTTTCCCGAAATAAGACACAAAGCTAAAGGGCTGGTTGTATGCCTTATACACTTTGTCGCCCATGTCAAACGAGAGGCTCGGGATGGTGGTCGGTGTGTAGGTGCGGGGGACATACGGCACATAGTCTCTTTTGCCATCCACGTCCCCCTGTTTGCGGAGGAGGTCGATGCTCTCCTGCTGCTGCCGTGCTCCCAGATACGCCGTACCGAACTGCATGAGCGTCCCAAGGAAGGAGGGCTTATGCACTTCGCGGATGCTGCTGATCTGCGCCTTGGTATTAAGAAGGGTCGCCTCTTTGTTGAGGTCAATCTCGTTGGACTTTCGGCGATAGTTGTCTTTGACACTTGTCACGGCTCTATTTTTATCTGCCTCGCCGCTGCGAACGAGGAGGTCTGCGGTACGTCCACCCCCCTGAAGTCCCTCGGCGACGGCTGCGGCAATGGAGGAGGTGAGACGGCGGCTCTGCAGCTGTGTCTGCTCCACCTCCTCCACGGTTGCCTCGAAGATGTCCCGCCGCTGCTGCTCGTAGTTCATGAAGGTTCGATCTTGTCGTCGAGGCTCTGCCCTGCCTTGAGGTAGTGCGCCTTCGTCCGTCCGAACACGGGGAACTGTGCGCTCTTGCCGTTCTGGATGCTGCGCTCAAGGACGTGGCCATTCGTGACAGAGGACTTCTGGAAGGCGGTGAGAACCTCACCTGCGAATACCTTGAGGCCAAGGGCGAGCTTGTCGGCGTCCGTTGCGACGACGCCACGGTTTGCCATAGGGTTGGCGATGGTTACGTTTGGCATAGTGTTATCTCCTTCTTTCTAGGAAAAGACAAAAAAAAATAAGCCCTGTTATGGGCACGAAAGCGTTGTGTGATTAAAAGATGCTGCTGTTCTGAAGTTTGCGGTAGACTTCCTGCGTGAAGGCAGGGTCAGTCTGGTAGCGCGGGTCGCTCATGTCTTTCGTCATCTCGGCGGTGGTCTGATAGCCCTGTGCTGCCCCACGTCCCTGCTGCCCTGCCATGACACTGGGATTGGATGTGCCATACTGTTTTGTCATGGCCGCCTGAATGCCATTGATGGCAAGCTGAATCTGTGCCATGCTGCCGCTCTGAAGGGCGGCGTTAAAGCCATCAATGACGTTCTTCGGCTGGGTCTGAAGGTACTGGGCGAGTGCCTTGTAGCTGTCCTCTCCCCCTGCCATCTTGACGACTTCACCGACAAAGCGGTCTGCCATGGCATCCAGTCCTGCGAGGTACGCATCCACCATCTGCTTGGGATAGCCCGCCTTTTCGAGGGCGGCAAGGGAATCCGCGCTGAGACTGCCTGTCTTGTCGTACTCATCGGCGAGGGCGTCGAAGTCCAGTCCCTTTGCGGTCAGTTCCTTCTTAACGGTTTCATCCGTCTGCTTCTGGTTGGCAAACTCCTGCTCTACCTCGGTTGTGCTGTCCTGCGGCTTCTCTGCCTCCTCCTGCGGGGTGTCCTGCGAGGCGGTCGGGTCTGGCATAGGAACTTTGGGCTTTTGTGTCTCCACAATCGTTCCCGTGGTAGTTTCCTGCGTGGTAGACACAAGGTCAGGGGTCTGCTTCTCCTGTGTCTCGGTGTTCGTTTCTGCCAATGTTGTTGTCTCCTTTCGTTACTGCTGCCCCTGCATCATCTGTGGGGCGACCTGCTGCGCCATCTGCATCTGCATGGCTTGCTGCTGTTCCTGCTCAATCTCCTGTTGTGTCTTGACGACGGAGGAAGCGTCGATGCCAAGGGCTGTAGCGATCTGGTTGAGGATTTCGTTCTGCTTGACAGCGGTCTGAAATGCCTCCGGGAATACCTGTGCGTAGCGGATGAAGGTATCCAGTTTCGCAAGGTCATGTCCGCGCCCCAGCGCTTCAATGCCCGTGGTAATGGTGGGCTCTACACCCTTCGCGCCCTGCGGCAGGTTCGGGATTGCCCCTGTGCCCGTCATTTGGTTCATGAAACGGCGCACGAGGGGCAGCTGAAGTTCATGGGCAAGAATGCTGTAGATGTTGCCCACGGTGTCTTCCAGCTCTCTCGCGACGTAGCGTATTTCCTCGGCGGTGACGCGCTCTGCGTTGCGCTGCACGGCACTGTTGAGTAGGAATGCATAGCTGAGGCGTGCCTCGATGCTCTGAATAGCAGTGGTGGTAATCTGTAGGTCACTGGTCTTGTTGATCTGCAAGGCTTGGATGTCCTCAAGACGCCCACGTACAAAGTCACCCGCGTTTGCCTTTTGCAGCTCGCTGATGCGTGTCATGGAGTTGGGGTTCACCAAGAAGATGATGTTGCTGGCGATGGCTGCAACTTCGGCGACGGCTTTACTGAGGGCTTCCAGTGTTTTGAGGTCGCCCAAATACTCATCGACAAAGCTGCGCCCATAGGATTCGCCGTCCATCTTACGCAAACGCAGCGGTATCCATGGGGAGGCGTCTTTTGGATAGGTCTGTTCGCTGCCTTCGATGATTGCTCCGTTGATTTCCTGATAGGACTGGTAGCTCTCACCGTCAAGGTAGGTGTGCGTATAGACATCTATCGCCTTGTGTGCCTCTATGTTGTCACCATCCACACACCGCTGTGCCTCAGGCGGGAGTGCTCCATAGGCGATGCTTTCCTTGGTGACGATCTCGATGGTGTTTCCGATGCCGTCGCGTGCGATAACGTACTGGTTGAGGCGATAGAGTTTCATCCCGCCTTCTTTCGGTGGCAGGAACAAGAGGACGTTCCCCGCAAGGATGAGTTGTGTCATAGCCTCGTTCATGGTGACACGCATTTGATGCGATTCCATGTACTGTGTGATCTGCTTTTCGATGCTCGATAATGCAGCTTCCCATTCCTGCTGTGTGGCAGGGTCATTCGTGAGCTGCGCCTTGATGTCGTCCCCCAAAGACAAACGAAAGAAGGGCGCGTTCGGCGGGAACAAGGCCAGCATGAGTTTGCTTGTGAGGTTGTTGACACCACGCGCCCCGATGCTCTGATAGGGTGTGTCATATTTGGTGCTGCTCGAATCGGATTCTTTTGGGAATGCCATAGGGATGGTGAGTTGGGCGCATTTCTCTGCGCGGTCGGTGTAGGGTTTGCGTGCGCTCTCCATCTTCTGATAGAGCTGTCGGGCGGTTGTTATCCGCTGCTCGGTGCTCATAGGTTCAGCCCGGTACTCGTAGTGTCTGTACTACGTGGCTGTATCATGAGCTGCTGTTTTCCGCGTCTTTTCTTTTTCACGGCGTCGCTGCTCTCGCTCTCCATCGAAGCACTGTTTGTCTGCGGTGCGGGGGCTGCGGCGGGTGTGGGTGCCGGTGCGGACACAGGTGCACTCTGATAATGATCATGTCCACCGCCAAAGATGCGGGAGACACCACTAAAAACGCTGCCAATGGCGCGTGCTACTCCTCCCATTAGTTACCTCCTCTATAGATGTTCTCTGTCGGCACAAGTAGGTTCTCAATTCCCTTGCGCCTCCTGAATGAATCGCTGCCGCCCATGACGGGAGCGTCGGGCTCGCTGCTCTCGGTCTGCTGTACGAGGTCGCGCCCTGTGATAGTGGGCTGCTGTGTGCTCGCCTGAGGGATGGAGGGGCTGAAGATGGTTTTGAATATCTTACCCACGAATCCCATCGTGTTCCTCCTGCATGGTCTGAATGCCCTCAAGTTCGCAGATGAGTGCGTTGATGCCCGCGATATAACCAAGATACCGCTCTGCCTTCATGTCTCCTCCCCCCTCCATGAGGAGGTTCTGCAAGCTGAATCGCTCGCGCAGGTAGACACAAAGGTCTTTGGAGACATACGGGATGTCTCGCTCACTGTTATCCTTCATAAGTAGCCTCCTTTACATAGGTACTGCATTCCTGACTGAAGCCACACTTTTTGTAGCCGTTGCCAATCAGGTCATTGTTTGCTTGAAACATGTTGCCGCTGACGATGAGGTCTGCCCCATAGCGGTCAGCGATTACGTCAAGTTCTGCGATTGCCTCGCGCTGAAGTCCCACCACGCCGGGGGCTGCTAAGACAAACATTTCGGAAACCACGCGCCGTGATGTCCACCAAGGGACACCAACGTCAAAGACAAGGATGCCCTGAAAGATGCCGCGCTTGTAGAACTTCGCGACCATGCCACTAGAGCTGAGCATAAAGAGAGCATGGAGGGCATAGTTGATGTCTCCATGCGTCCGCATTATCCACGAGATGTCCCCATGCTCCTGCCACTCCAAGAGGCGAGCTTTTATCATGCTCATCTCACTCTCAGTCAGCTGTTTGTAGAGGGCGTCCATAGCTTCACTTCTTTCTTTTTGAAATCATAGTCACTGGCTCTGAGGATGCGGGCGACACGCGCCTGAATGAGAGCGTCGTGTTCGGTAAGTCCCTGTTTCTCAAAGGCTGCGACGACGGCGTTCCATGAGCAATCTTTGTCTAGGATGCGGGCAGCGTTCACTGCGCCGATCTTTGGGCACCCGCTGTAGCCGTCCACGGGGTCGCCCGTAAGGGTCTGTTTGAAGAAGTTTTTGTCTGCCTCCTCCTCGGTGATGTACTCGTAAATGTCCCGCAGGAAGTCATAGTGCCATCCCGCAAGCGTACGCATGTCTTTGTCCCCACTGAGGATAATGCACTGGTCTTTGTTCTTCTCCATGGAGGAGAGGATGCCGATGCAGTCGTCTGCCTCCAAGGAGGGACGTGTGTATGTCTCCCCTTCCTGTTCCATCCACGCGACAAGTTTCCAATAGCAAAGAGGCTTCTGTCCTTTGCGATTCGCCTTGTAGGTGGGCAGGATACGTCGCCGGAAGTTGTCCTCGCGGTCAGACAAACACAGGAGGATGTCATAGTCCCCCGTGTACTGGTGGTGCTTTAGGGCTGTCTCTACGATGCTGTCGAGGCGGTCGACAAAGTTTGCCTTGACCTCCTCGAAGTCGGCAAAGTAGCTGCTGATACCGCTGTCCCACTCGGCCTCATGGGTGGCTGAAGCGCAAGAGGCAAAGGCGACCATATCGGCGTCTACAAGAAGTTTTAGCCGCATAGAAGCACCACCAATGCGCCGCAGAGGAAGTAGCCGAGGATGAAAAGGGTGGCGTCATTCGGTCGGATGGGCATGGTCGTCCTCCATTTCTGCAAACTGGACACTGTAGGTCGGGATGGTGGCGACGCGTGCGCCACATTCGTCGCAGTCGAGGCTGTAGTCGGGGCTGTCTGCTGTACGCCGCATGATGAGTGCGCGTCTGCCGCACACTGGGCAGTGGAGTTCAAAGTAGGGTTTCATTCTGCATTTTCCTTTCTGACGTAAAGTCCGCAGCGACACGCCTTCATTTCGCGCATGTAGCGGCAAGGGCAGATGGTGTCCTCACTGTGGGTTGGCAAGCAAGGGCAGTAAGGCGCACCGAAGCGCGTCTGGTTCATGCCCAGTTTTTCTAGGGTTGACATCACATGGTATGTCTTGGGGTTGACGCGCATCCCATAGCGGGCGGCGTTCGCCTCGGGTTCGTAGGTGCTGTTGTAATCAGGTGTCTCAGGCATAGAAGTCGCAGCTCCTTTCGTTGCACATGGCGCAGTTCGCTTTGACATGACAAAAGATTTCAGGGCAGAGGAGACACAGCTCGTTATGCAGCAGCTGTGCAAGTTTCTGGTGTTCTTTGCTCGCTCGCTTGCACAGGCGTTTCGGGAGGTATTCATACCATGCCCGAAAGTTGCCTGTGACGACGAAGCGATAGAGAGCAGCCTTGGGTAGGACATACGCAGCGACCTCAGGACGGATACCATCGGCAATCATCTCGTTGTAGAATGTCATGGTCTGCTGATTGTAGTGGTCGATGCGATCAATATAACTACGCGCCACACCAGAAAGTGTGCTTCCTCTGCTGCTCTCTACAGTAAAGGAGAGGTGGCGATGCCGCGTCAGCTGCAAGAGGACGGTGAGGCTGCACGTCACATGGAAGCTGGCACTGGCGTGCTCTAAGACAGAAAGATGCCCTGCCTTGAGGATGTGCTTGACGGTGGCGTCGGTCGCCTCTTTCTGGTAGCACTGGCTGATGGCGGTCTTGATGACGCTCAGCGGTTCAGGGGTGTGGGAGATGAGGTGGACGTTAGGCACTGCACATCACGACCTTTCCGTCGTCGGTGTAGGCAATAAGGCGACCGGAGGTGTCATGAAGGGATTGTGGCACGTCAGGAAATTCTTCTACACTTATCATAGCTTCATATAGGGATGAGTAAATCTCAACGAATACCACAGGCGAAAAATTCTCCTCTGCGTCATTCCAAAAAATTGCGTAGGTACCTTTCTCTCCCAGTCTCCTTCGATCAGCAATACATGGGCTCATCTGCGCACCTTCTCCCCATGCTCTTTTGTCTTGAGGTCTATGGAGTAGCCGCAGGCGCACTCAACACGGCGCAAGGCTGTGCCATAGAGGCGTAGGAGTGTTTTACCGCAGCGCGGGCAGCGCAGTTCGCGTTTAATCATGTGCATGTTCCTTTCATAACGCAGAAAATTGAGCTTCAAGATCTTTCAGTTTAGCTTGGCAAGCCTCATTTATTAAGATGTGAAAATCATCTGTTAAAAACCCTCGTACCTCCTTACCTACTATATAAGTGGTGGAAGTGTGTAAGGCATTTTGGATGTCCTTCACATTGGAGATTTCATCTAAAATAAACTCAGCTTTTCGATATGTCTCTATTGTCATAAATCATCCCTCCTAATGACAGTCTGCCCAGTTCTTTCCAATCTTGCCTTCGGTGTCGAGCTGCATCCGAAAGCCCAATATCTCTTGTGTCTTTCGCATGGCGGCTTGCGCCGTGGAGACAACAAGCTGTGCGATCTCAGGGGTGCGGCACGCGCACTGAAATTCGTCGTGTATCCACGCCATGAAGGCATAGTCGCCGTCCCATCCATGCCGTAAACCCTGCTCGCATAGCATCTGGTCGGTGAGGACTATCCACTGTTTGCAGATAACCGCACCTGCGGATTGAAGGAGCAGGTTGAGCGCGGAGTGTGGGCTGCGTACATGGAGAATCCTCCCGTCGAGCCCGCGCAGGTAATGGCGTTTCCAGCGCACGACTTTGCCGCGTTCTGTATCTACCAAGGTGTTCTGCACGGCGTCGCGGAGGCATTTGATGGCGGGTGTTGCCTTGAGGAATTTGCGCTTGATGGCTTTTCCGTCGGCGGCGTCCCCCTTGATGATGCGTCCGATCTTGGCGTCTCCTGCACCATACAAAAATGCGTAGATAAAGGTCTTTGCCTGATTACGCTCGGGCAGTCCAGCCGCCTGTTGGTTCATGGTGTGGATGTCACCGTTGAGGATGGTATGGGCGTACTTCCCGCCGTCGTAGATTGACATATAGTGTGCAAGGCATCTGAGCTCCAATCCGCATGCATCGACACCTACCTGTGTCCACCCCCCTGCATGAAAGAGGGCACGACACTCCTTTCCATAGGGACTGCCTACGGCAGGGACTTGGGCAACGTTGGGGCTGGCGTGGGCGGCTCTGCCACTGACCGTTCCGTTGGTAATGACGTGTCCGTGAATGCGCCCATCGGGCTTTACTTCCTTTAGCCACGCGTTCTTGCCGTCGGCGATCTGCCCAAGGCGTTTGGTGATGAGGAGGCTTTCTTCCATGATGCCCGCAAGATAACGTACTTCCTCGGGGGCGCTCTCGTCGTCCTTGATGAAGCGAAATGTCTCATCGTCGATCTTGAGGCGATAGTCCAGATAGTTCTCTACATCATCCTCCACGTCGTAGAGGTCGGGATTTGCAGGACTATAGCCGTGCATCCGGCGAAAGATGTACTCGATCTGCTTTCTGCTGTTAGGGTTGAAGTCTTTGTACCGCTGAATGGGAATGCCTTTTTTGTAGCCCAGTTTTTTGTTGTCTCTCTTTGGAATAAAGAGTTTGTCCGGGATGGGGGGGACGGCTGCGGTAAGCTGTGCACTGAGCAAGGCCTGTCGCTCCCGCAAGGTGCACTCAAGACGCTCTGCGCTCTCTGTGTCAAAGGGGAAACCGTTGCGTTCCTGCTGTGCCATGAGCCACTGAACATCATGCTCCAATCGAATGGCGCGTTCACTGTAACCCTGCGTCGCAAGTTTCACATAAAGTTTGACGGTGACCGTGACATCCTGTTTGCAGTAGTCGAGCATCTCAGGGGTGTAGTGTTCCCATGCGCCCTCCTGCTCGCCATAGTTGCCCTTGTACTCACCGAGGCGGTAGCCCCATGCACGTAGGCTGTGGGACTTATACAGACGCCGTGGGAGGCGATCGCTCCGCATCAATCCAAGGTCGATGGTGTCAAGGCTGCTGTAGATGAGACGACTGAGAACAAGGGTGTCTATGATCTGCTCGCGCTGCTCGCGGGAGACAATAAAGTCGGGATAGACTTTAGACAGCGCGGGGAGGTCAAAGGCGATGATGTTGTGTCCTGCGATCTCTCTGCCCTGCCTGAGGGCAACTCTGAGGCGGTTCACACCTTTCTCTACGTCTCCTGCACCATAGCCGATGGTCTGCCCTGTCACCATGTCGTGAATAGCAATACAGTGAATCCGCGTGGTATCGTCAAGAAGGCCGTCTGTCTCAATGTCAAAGATGAGCATGATCTCACACTTTCGAGAAGCGTCGGGTCAATTTGGAAATCTCGTACTCGATGTCGATGCGCTTCTGGTTCAATGCGCTGTCGGTCTTGTCGATGCGCTCAAGCTCCCACCGACGCAAGGCGATGGCACGGCGAATGTAGCCCATACGCAGGTCATTCACCTGTTCGTAGAGGGAGATGAGGAGGAGACAAATCTTTTCGCAGAGGGTGATGAGGAAGGTTGTCATGGTGCATTATCCTTTCTTTGATTGTCTTAGCTGTAGTAACGCCTATCGGCTTCTTTCTGTCTGCCGTCAGAGAAGCTGCTGATGCGGCGCAGGTAGCCGATGATGCGTGTGCCGTAGTCAAGGTCTGTGTTGCCGCAGGTCTTGCACTGCTTGCGTGTCATGGGGTCAATCGTTCCGCACTTGTCGCAGATGGTGCAAAGTACGTTGGTTGTCCAATAGGGGACGCCGTTCTTCCGGCACAGTTCAAAGATTTTCTTCGCCTGTGTGAAGCTGAGCAGCTGCTCAAGGTTGAGATGAAGGGCACTGCCGCCGTCGAGGTGGTCGGTGATCTCCTTCCCATACATCTCGATTTTGTCAAGCGGTGTGAGGCTGTCGTCCTCCACGCGGTAGAAGTAGGAGTTGTAGCAGTCGCGCTCGGCAGGGCATCCTGCCTCTCTGTCCCATTTGGCGTTCTTGACGCCGAGGTTCTCCGCTGGGACGAACTCGGTGTTGAAGCGGATGCCATACTTCTGCAAGGCTTTCTTGTTCTCTGCCTTAAATACGGCGAGCAACTCGGAAAGAAACTGTTTGTATCTTGCATTGTTGTTGATGCTATATCCGAGATATTCTGCCGCCTCTACGACGCCGTTCAATCCAATGGTGAGAAACTGCTTGTCAATGTCCATGTAGCCCGCTGTGTAGGCGGGGAGCAGTCCTGCGGCAATGTAGTCCTCATAGACCATACGGGATGCGATGAGATACTGGTGCACGTATTGAATCACAGGCTCAAGGGCATAGAAGGAAAAGGCTTCAACGTCCCTATGCACGACATACTTCTGTACAAGACGGTGCATGTTGATGGTGATAACCTGTGCACTGCCTGTGACGACACCACCCGCGCCAAGTGTGTAGCTGAAGGTATTGTCGGCGAGCTCGTTGCGAAGACGGCAGCAGGACGCAAGGCTGTCCACGCTGTCCGACATATAGACAAAAAAGCTGTGTCCTTTCTCCATCTGTCCCGCACAGTATCGCATAAGTTCCGCGTCAGCAAAGCCCTCCTGTGTGGTGAGGAGGCTGACGGTAAGAACGGGGAAGGTGAGCAGCTCCTTGTGTCTTTCCTTCCTGAACCACTCCATAAAGAATAGTTGGAGTTCGCGAGTGGACTGCATATTGACCTGCGTCCCGTCGGGATAGTAGAAGCCCCCAAACATTTCCTTCATGTAGGGACGGTCAAAGACGCTGATGTTCCAAAATACGCTCTGGTCGCCACGCGCGCTGGCGGGCTGGTTGAGTGCATAGACGACGCCCTGAAGTTCCTGCTCAATGTCGTGCTGATGCGTCTTGAGGTAGTCCTTGCCGTAGGTCTTGCGGGCAAAGTAGTCGAACATGTGAAGGAACTCCACTGTTGCGACTGCCCCCGCGAAGTTGCTGGCAATCTGATAGACGAGGTTGACGAAGCCGCCGCAGAAGCTCTGCAGGTTCTTGGGTGCGCCCGAGACACCGCCGACACTCTTGGTGCCCTCCAAGAGGAAGGGGTAGAGGCTGATGGACGCACAGTAGGGTTTGAGGCTGCTCTCGTCGTGGACGTAGATCAGGTGGTCTTTGAGGTCTTTGCGGTATTCCTCGGCAACGTCCTTGCCGAATCGCTCGGTGAGCTTGGCGCATACCTTTGCGCGGTTCAGTTCGATGGTGAGCGGTTTGTATAACTCAGCTTCAAGGGTTGCCAGTGTCTTGTGTGTGACGTTGGCGTTGCTGTCTACCTCGCTGCCGCTCGCGGCGTTCTGCGCGACAATGTAGCTGTCGATGAAGCCGAGACGGTTGTTGATGATGTCTTGTGGGATGTTCTTCATGTGTCTCCTTTCTGAAAGAGATGTGTGAGGTCTTGGAATACCGCCTCGGTGCCTGTGTAGACGCCGCTGTGATCTTTGGCATAGCGATAGTCGATGCGATAAAAGCGTTGGTTGGTCGTGGGGCTGGCGAGCCCACCAAGCTCTGCTTTGTAGCTGCCTGTCTTGAGCCATGTGGCGTTGCCTCGCTCTGCAAGATCACGGTCACGCTCCGCATCGTCGCTGCCGGAATAAAGACAAACAGGGAGGATAACACTGAGACGGCGAAGTATCTGTATGATGTCGCTCTCATGCAGCCTATTGGTTGTCCCTCCCATGAGCAGGATGGCGTCTGCGCCTTGCTCTGCTGCGTTCTCTGCTTTTGCCTCCATGGCGATGAGCGGTGTGTTCGGTGCCATGTAGCCGCGCAGGTGCGGGCTGTGACAGCTAGGGCAGTATTTCGTACAGCTGCCTATCTCAAAGTAGTAGGCGGTGTGATCTGGGATTTCGCTGAAGGTGATGCCTGTGGAGGCAATCGGGACTAGAATGGACATGCGTCCTCCTCTCCTTTTGTGTCTGTGGTGTCGAGCGGGTCAACGGGATGGAGGCGGTTGGTCTTTTTGTCAAAGCGAATAGCGTCGGCAAGGCCTGTTTCGCCTGTAAATCTGCATTTAAGCAAGCGCAAGCGCAGTTTGTTGCGCCCTCCCTCGTCCTCTGCCTGTTGGTTGCGCTCGGCGGCGATGATGGTGTCGGGAAGCTGCTTTAGGCTACCACTCCCTCTGAGGTCGTCCATGCTGATGCTCCCGCCCTGCTCGAAGGGACAGCTTTTGCTGTCGGTTTTTCTGAGGTGGGAGATGATAATAAGTCCTGCACCTGTCTCCTCTACGAGGCTGCGCAGGGCGGTCATGAGGCGGTCGATGGTGCTGCGTTCGTCGCCCTTGCCGTCCTCCATGGTGGTGACGGCGATGGTGATGTGGTCTAAGACAACAAAGTCACATCCTCCTGCGACGATCATGTAGCGGATTTTGTCCAGTAGTCTGTTACTCTCGATGCTGCCGAAGTGGTCGTAGAGGAGGAAGCCCCCGTCACCGAATACCTCGCCATAGTGCTCTTTGACCTCTGCCTTTGTTTTGTCGTTCCACATGAGGTGGAGGGGGCGACTGAGGTGGATGCTCATGAGGTCACGCAGGGTTTTCTTTGGGCTTTCTTCGAGCATTACCATGCCGACGCGCAGATGATCTCTCATGTGCAAGGTGTAGGCAAGCTCGCGGGCGATGGTGGATTTGCCGATGCCGCTGCCCGCTGTGAGCAGGAGCATTTCGCCTTTCCGTATGCCCTGTGTGCGCCGCGTGAGGTCGTCTGCCCATGGGAATTCGTAGCCCTTTAGGTCGTCGCTCTCTTTGAGCAGGATGTCCTGCATGTCTTTGGCGTTCATGATGCCGTCCGGGCGGTAGTCGTCGGCGTTCCAGATGGCGCGGATAATGTAGTCCGGGTGTCCAGAAAGCAAGCATTCGTTTGGGTCTTTGAGCGGGAGGCGTGCGACTTTCATGCGTCCAAGGGGCAGGAGGCCGCTGAGTTTTTCGAGGGCTTTTTGCCCTGCCTCGTCACTGTCGAACATGACGATGACTTCCTCGAATCCAAGCAACCACTCAAGGTTTTCCTTGAATACTTTGTGTGCGCTTTGGCATCCGAATGGGATGGAGACAACAGGGTATTTGTTGTCCTGCACCTGTGAGACGGTGAGGCAGTCGATCTCGCCCTCGGTGACGATGAGTTTCTTGCCGCTGGGGTAGAGGTTCTGCCCGAAGAAGCGCTGCGCTTTCGCGCCTAAGACACAAAAGTTTTTGTCTTTGTCACGGGTTTTCTGGAAGAGGACGCGCCCATCGTCGCCGACGTATTCTGCGACTTGGATGGGGTTGCCGTGCGTGTCTTTGCTGCATGTGTAGCGATATTTCCGGCAGGTGTCCTCGTGGATGCCGCGTGCTCTGAGGGCGCGATATTCCATGTCACCCATCGGGATGAGGTCTTTGTGCAACGCAATTCTCCTTTCGTTCTCCCCTGTTTTTTTCCATTTCTCGCACACAAAGCAGTAGGTGTGGTCGCCGTAGTCGGTCATGCCGTCGCTGCTCCCGCAATCCGGGCACGGGAGGTGGGCGATCATTGGTCTGCCTCTACGGGGATGCCGTGCTCGCGGCTGAGTGTGTCTAGGACTGCCCGCTGCAAGGCGGTGCGCTCGCCGTCTGCAACGCCCATCAGGAGGACGCATACGCTGTCCTGCCAGCCGTCGATGGCGGGGTCTGCGTGCTGGGATGCGGGGATGCCGACCTCCATACGCCCGTCTGGGTGGATGAGGTAGTGGTAGCCGACGCTGAACCATCCCTGCCTCATGACGTGTTTGGTGTACTCTTTGAGCGGGATGTCTGCCTTGGTATATGCGACGCGGATTCCTGTGGTTGCATCACGCTCCTTGAATGTCAACATGTGTATCACTTCTCTTTCTTTGTTTTGACGATCAGTCCGGTGGTGTCTTTCTTACGGGCTTTGAACCACGACGCGGGGATGAGTTTGGCGGCGTACTCAAAGCCGTGTTTGTTGCACCAGTCCGCGTATGTCGTGGTGCTGCCTTTGTAGAGTTTGTGCTTCGGGTTCTGAAAGACAAAACGTATGTCAAGGTGCGGGTACTGGTCTTTGATGAGCAGGTGCTTTTTGCGATCGCTCAGTTCAAATAGGCCCTTTGCCTCGATGATGATGCCGTTGGGCAGGATGAAGTCGGGCGTGTAGATGTGCTCGCTCGCAGGGACGGTGTACTGTATCTGTCGCTGTTCGTAGACTTCGGCGATGCCCTGTACCTTGATCTGCGCGGCGATGTTGTCCTCTAGTCCCGAACGATGTCCGTGGGAAGGGCGATAGCTGTACCGCCCCCCGCGCAGCCCCCTCAGAACTCCTCCTCGCCGATGTCCGACACGTCAAGGGTGGTACTGCTGTCCTCCTGCGGGACAAGGATGAAGCCCTCCTCCTCTACGAAGCCAAGGGAGGATGCCGATGCTGTCCCGCTCTCTTTGAGGTCGGTGATCTGCACGCCTGTGAGGCGAAGGCTGATGCCGTAGTTCTTGTCGTTCATGTAGAAGGGTACAAGTTCGTAGGCGACGCGCCCACGCGTGCCACTGCCAATGCTTTTGAGCTCTGCGCCAATCTCACGCCCCGATGCGTCAAAGATAGGCACACGGCGTATCCACTCGCCGCGATTGCGCGTGTTGATGCTGCGGGTCATTTTGTACTTGAAGAACTCCTCATCCTTGTACGTGGTCGTGCCGTTGGCGTAGTCGTACTTGTACTTGTGCTTCTTGCCCTCGTCGGATTCTTTGTACTTCTGCCACTCCTCGTCGATCTCTGCAAGGAGCCGCTGACGTTCCTTGTCGTCGTCCGGTGCGAAGGAGACAGCGAATCGCCCCGTGTCCTTGCCTTGGAACTGCTCGGTGTCCAAGAGGTGCGGGAAGTTGAAGGTTCCGACGGCGGTCGTGCCTTTGCGGTAGGTTGTCTTTGCCATGATGTGTTTGTCCTTTCTGTGGTTGGTTGGATTATTGATTCGCGGGAGGCGTTTTCCTCCGTATCACCTTGTGTCCCACCTATGAAATCCCTTGTGGCTCTAGGGCTGCGGGGTTTGCCCTCGAGAGACAAAAGAATAGTGAACCAGTGTATTGTTTTAGTCGATTTTGAGCTTCTCGTTCTTGGCGGTCTGGTGAAGCCACACGGCGTACTGCAGGAGCTTTGCTGTCTCCTTGATGATGCCGTCTTTCTTTCCGCACCGCGATGCGTACTTGATGATGTTGCCGCGCAGAAATCCCGTGAACTCCTCCTTGCTCATCTGCGCCCGCATGAGCTCGATAGGTTGTACTGCGCCCTTGTAGTGCTCATCATAAGCTGCCATATCAGATGTCCTTCCCTGTGCTGCCCGATGGCGCTGCGCCACGCGCTGTTTCGCTGAGTGTCTGAACCTCGGTGATGGTGACGGGCAGGTCACGCTCGATCAGGAACTGTGCGATGCGTGCGCCCTTGGCGATGCGGATGGGTGTGCGTCCCAGATTCTCCACGATGAGCTGGACTTCGCCGCGATAGTCGCTGTCGATGATGCCGGTCTGGTTGGCAAGGCGCAGCTTGGTGTATAGTCCCGTGGAGGAGCGCAGGTAAATGCTGATGTGGTATCCCGGAGAGATGTCAAACGCAAGGCCTGTTCGTACAAGGTGGGCTCTCTCCTGTGCGTTGATCGGCGGGATATAGGCGTCCTCCAATGCACATAGGTCAAAGCAAGCTGCGCCTTCTGTCTTGCGCTCGGGCAGGATGGCATCGGGATGGAGGCGTTTGATGCCTATGATGATGGGGTTTCTCGGTTTGGGCATACGTGTTTCTCCTTTCGGTAAGACAAAAAAAAAAATAAGCCGTCAATGACGGCCAAAAGACTTGGTTAAAGATAAGGTGCAGCTTCGCTGCTGAAAGACACAAAACCTATAGTTTTATATAAGAGCTTATAGTATATATATATATATTATTTATATAAGTCTTTCGGTTTTATGTTTTAGAGAGCGTAAACGTAGTATGTCTATAGGCAGTCTTTAGGATGTCTATAGGCTGTCTAAGCGTTTTCCTCCGTATCACCTTGTGTCCCACCTGCGGAATCCCTTGTGGCTCTAGGGCTGCGGGGTTTTCGATTTTCCTATTAGTCAAAAGATCAAAGAACAAGAAAAGCAGGACGTAAGCCCTGCTCTTTTGTGTCTTTCCTTATGCAAAACAGAAGTCCGACTTCTTGACTTCTTCAAGGTCAAGTGTCCCAAAACTAGGAATCTTTGGAATCTTGTCCATGTCGTCGTCGTTGATGAGATAGCTAACCTGCTCCAAGAAGTCCTGAAGGTAGTTCTGGTCTTTGTAGAGCCCTACGAACTCCTCGCGGATGGTCTTGAATAGCTGCCCGGCGTGCGCTACATCCGTACCAAAACTATCATGAATCATCATGAAGTTCGTATTACCTTTACTATATTCTGCATTGACAACACGCTGTAAATGCGCTGCATCCATGCTGTGAATAAAGTTCGGTGAGATGCCCTGCGCCTGTCTCCTTGTGTCTACCACTCCTTCTTGTTCCACTTGCGTGTAGAAGCGTACACGGGCACTATTGAACCGCATTTTAACCACTTCCTGCGTAAGACACATATAGTTCTGCTGCACAGGAAGGCCGTTCGGCGTTGTCCATGTGACGACGTGCCCCTCTTTGCAGATCAGCTCTGCTACTTTTTGCAGCCACGCCATGCCCTCTACTGCCTTAACGACTGTCGTTCCGACGGCTTCCCAGATGAGGCGTGCCATGTATGTCGCCGCTTGGATGGGAGACACAAAGGGGTTCTCGTCTGGATGATCTAAGACAAAAGGTTTGATGATGTCACTTAGCAGGTTCTCCTTAAAGCCATAGAGCTTGCTGCCATAGGCAAGCGTCATGACGCTCCTCTTGCACACCTTGCGCGTGATGCCGTCCTGCGAATACTTTAGTCTGTTAAAGGACACCCAATTCTGCGCTAGAATTTTTGTCCCGTAGACGATGCGCGTCTTTCCTTCTTGGTCGTTGACAACATTCCCTTGTTTGTCATATTTATAGCCGTTTTCTGTGCCGCTCTGCGCGTCTTTGAGCAGCACTGTATTTACCTTGTCTGCAACAATGCTATAAATGTCCTGCACATTGTCCGACGGCAGGAGATTGACAGCTGCGCCGCCGATCTCGTCTCTGAGCAGCCCGGAAAAGTGCTGCAATCCTGAACACGTCCCGTCGAACGCAATCGGCAGCCCGGTCACGAATCCGACGGCTGTTCCGTGCTCGTCTTTGTACGCGCAGAGGCGCGTCCACTCAAGACAAAAACTCAGGAACTCCATCGGATAGTCGTTCTTGGCTATCTCGTCCCACCATGTGTAGCTAAGCGGGTCGGCTGCGCTCGCCTTGATCTGCTCCTCGTGCTCCTCTATCCACGCGACGCGTCCCGCGAATGGCAGCTTGTCACGTCCGGCAAGGTTCGCCCCATGGATGGCGAGCCATCTTGTGTCTGCATCCGACGCCAGCGGCGACGGCTCTGCAAACAGCAGCAAGGCTTTTTGAATGTCGTCCCCTTGCGGGCTTATCGCCGTCGGGATTGGATAGCAGCGACCGCGATAGTCAATGTTCCACGGAAAGTATATCCTCTCGTACTGCGCGAACTTTTCGGCGGTCTGCAAGGCGATATAGGCGCGTAATGCCCTGCTTTTGCGTGCTGATTCCTGCAAGTGTATAGCCACTTGCTTTCTCTTGTGTTCTTTCAGCACATCCATGTCCACATCATCCGGCAGCTTTGGCAGCGTCGCATAAGGTGTTGTCCTAGACACTCCTCCCAGCTCGCCCCCGCTCGCGTATATCTCTTTCAGGACTTGCAGGATACGCTTGTTGATGATAAAAGGCGTTTTCTGCATACGGTTGAGTACGCTGTAGATGTTCGATAGGTCTACCGCGCCCAGCTTGTTCGTATAAGACACAAGCTCTTTCGTGCGTGCAACTTCCTTTAGTCGGATGAGCTGTGTTCCCAGCTTGGAAGCCCCGTAGTAGCCGCCATCATAGGGCGTTGTCCACAGCTTGGGTGGAATAAGTGTAGGTACATACTTACACGCAGTCGCGATGAGTTTGTTCTCATTGGCGTACCACGCCTTTTCAAACCAGTCACTCATAGCTATGCTAGTGATCTTCTTGTGATCGACCATTTTATTTACTGTGACGAAATAGTCGCTGCCCTTGACAATCATTTCAAGGACTTTTGCGCCTAGTGCCATCGTGTTTTGCTTCCCCCATTTCAGTCCACTGTAACCGCACGCGTGCATCCGATGTACTGCATAGGCGATACGATAAGAGGCACGCACGCGCTTTCCGATGCCGTTATCCATGGAGTTTCGCAGCCAGCTATCTTTTGTGTCTCCTTGCGCTGCTGCCCAGACAAAAAATGCTTCTACTTCTGCCTCCTGCCTAATTGCGTTTCCGATCTCTACTGCAATATTGGAGACAGTTTTCACACGCAAGGAGGAGGCAATCATAACGATGTTGATTGATGTACTAAGTCCCGACAAAACAAGCAGATTTTCAAGGTCACTTTCTTTACCGCGATAAATGCGCATCAGGTCACTCATAGCAGAGAGCCAGCCACCTTGCATCGTCTTGTTAGGCTTAGATGCACTTTTGATGAGAGCGCGGACGTTCGCACGACACGTTTCCCATGCGTTCGCTATGAGACGACCTGCAAGCTGCCCTTCTCCTGCTGTTCCATTGTTTCGGGCACTTTCAAGGGCGATCTTCATGCGCTCTTCTGCATAGCGTTTCGCTTCATCTTCCAAAAGCAGCTGCGCATCGTAGCTTTCGCCGTACTTGGCTTTATATGTTTGGTAGTCGTTCATACTTGTTTGTCTCCTTTCAAACATCTGTTTGCTAGTGAGTTTCCTCGCTATCATCTTGTGTCCCACCTAGTTTTTTAGTACATACGTTCTAATTATTGGATATAAAATATAGAGCTAGTGGCATCACCTCCTTTCTCTGGGACAAATAGACTATTTTCTGCTTCGCACTCGATCTATTTGTTGTATTGTGCGATCTGGATAAGACGCACAGCCTCAAAGGCGAGTTTTTGCAGTGCGCTTGTGCTGCTGTGCATCCGTTCTTCTTCACGGATGAGATTCTGTAAGGTGTCGCTACTCTGATAAATGCCTTTTACTGGTGTATCTGCAACGACAACGGCGACACGCGCATCCATTACATATACATAAGCGGTATCTGCATGCTTGCGCTCGATGTAAAAGTTAGGCTGCGTACCTGCATACAGCAGATACTCAACACTTGTCGGAATCTGGATGATGTAAGGGAATGCGTCGATGAGTGTTTTTGTGGTGATTTTTGCTGGCATGATTTTCCCTCCTCTTTGTTATTCAGAAAGTGCTTCTTCCCATTCGCGACGGATAAGTGCGATCGTCTCCGCGTCATAGGTGATTGCGTCGATCTCCTCCTCATCCCGTCCGCGCAGCAGGTAGTCACTCTTATAGACAAGCTGCTCTGCAAGATAGAGCACAACTTGCACCATGAATTTTTCCGGGTTGCTGAACGGGTTCGGCGTAATGTCCCAGTCTGCTGCCATGTCATCTACTACATCCGCGAGGTCATGGAAGTGTTCGGCGATCCACTGCTCTGCCTTGTAGGTGCTGTAGGTCATGGAGCCGTCAATATTTTCGCCCTCAAACAGGGTGAAGGCGAGGTCTGAAACGTATCCGTCGCGTCCCTCCATGTCGTCCAGTGCATCAATCATGCGTTCGAGTACGTCGCGTTCCAGAGCGTTCAAGGTTTCCATTTTTTTGTCTCCTCCTTTTTGTTATCAGAGAGACACAAGGACTTGTGTCCCTCCTACCTGCTACTATGACCTCTTTTCAGAATGGGATGTCGATTGATTCAAGGAACTGGAAATATTCGTATTCCGTCTTTGTAATCTCTATAGACAGCTCTCCCTTCCATCCCTTTTCGTGAAAGTAGACGTTGTATTCTTTCTTACCACGGTAGGTGTCAATACCTACACGGGCTTTCCCGCTCTCCTGCATCTTCTCAATCCATTCGGCGCGTGTCATAATTCCAGCGTCACAGAGGGCGTTTGCCTTGTAACGGAATTTGACAGACAGTACCTTGACGACGCGTCCCCTCTTCATGGGTGGCATGCTATCCGTGAAGCCGTTGAATCTCTCGTATTCGGCGCGTTCGCGGGCTGCCTGTTCTTCTCTCTCCTTCTCCTTCCTTACGCCTTCCCAGCGTTCAATCTCACAGGGAAGAACTTTTTCGATATAGTGCTGCAAGTCCTCTGATTCGCCCGTCTCCATGTTTGAGATGATGAACGTATCAGAGTAGGGGCTCTCGTCCACGTTCAGGAGGTAGAACAGCCCCTTATCTACTACCCCATGAAAATAGGGGCGTACGATAACCTTGTGCCCTTCCCCTTCATAGAGGGTTTTGCCAAAATAGGGCATTCCGGCCGCCGCTAGGCGTTCGGCGGCTTTCTGCAATTCTTCTTGTGTAAACATGACGCATACCTCCTATAAACCAGAACATCTATTCTTAGAACGTCTGTACCCGTATTCTACGGGTTAGACAAACAACGATCAAATCAACTATGAGAGTGAAAGCGTCCAAAAACCGCTGCCATGAGTGCTATGTAGCACCCTTGGACGCTTTCAGTCCCTGATGTACCTCCTACCTGCTAAATTCCCGGATAATCTCATCCAGATGCACGCGCTGACCGCGCGTCATGAAGTAGGGACGCCCTGCCTTGGTGAATTTGATCGCCACCGTCGTCATGCGGCTATCGGGACGACCTTCAAAAAACCACATAAAGCGGATTCTCTCGTCGCTCTCGTCGATCTCGTACACCTTCATTCCTACGAACGCGCTACCGCCGTAGTAGGTGCCGATGTGCCCGTACTTCAGAAAATCTTCACTGTACTTTTTCATGATGTGCCTCCTCCTTCATTCGCTAGGGCGATACCGCTGCACCGCCCTAGCGTTGCTAGACAAAAAGGGTTTAGTCTTCCTCTACGAGCTCGTAACCACGCCCGTCGACGAAATAGCGGCGGTAGTCGTTGAGTGCCCGCGTGGTGCTAGATGTGCCCCACCCGCAATTTGTGAGGTACACACGCCGCCGCGTGTCATCCACATGGCAGATATAGTTTCCGTGGTAGGAGAACGCCCGCGACGTGCCCGGCATGATATGCAGGATATGCAGAGCCGCGCCGATGTTTGGAATGTCACAGAACATCACAGCGTGATTCCCTACGCGGGCATTCGTTTTGCTTGCGACGAGTTTTTCAAGTGCCTTCATCATTTTCATCATCCTCCTAAAATTTAGTACCTGCTGCTATATTTTTTGTCTTTGTCCCGCCTAGGACTAGCGCGGCGGCTAGTCCCAAGCTAGGAGACACAAGATTTTTTTATTCGTCGTCGTTTTGCAGCATGTTCACAACGGTGTAATTGATAAGGTCGCGGATGTGCACTAATTCCTCTAAGGCTTCTTCTCCTGCACCTTCTCGTTCCGCTAGCATCCATGCGCTATGAACGAGATTTTTAATCCACTTCAGATTAGCTTCACGGCGGGCTTTCACCGTTTCAACTTCCTCCTTCTTTTCGTCGCGCTTCTTGCTAAGGTAGAGCGAAAGTTTTTCTAACCCGGCGATGCGGTTTTTCAGAGCCGCGTTTTCGTCCTGCAACATAGCGTTGCAATGCTGCCACTCGTCCCGATCATTCTGCACGTTCGCAAGGCGGCGCTCTAATGCGTCGTTGTCCTCTTCCAGTTCGGCGACGCGTGCTTGCAGCGATGCGCTAGCTTCTACAGTGAGACGCGCCGAAAGTTCGGCTTCCAGTTCGGCGACACGAGCGGCGAGCGCATCGTTCGCCTGTTCATACGTCCACGCGCGGTCGCGTGCCTTCTTCAGCAGCCCTTCCAGCTGCTTATAACGGGCCACAGAGATCGTGACCGTTTGCGTGTTGTTGTTTATCATGGTGTAGCTCCTCCTTTTTCTGTAGTGATTTGTCACTACGTAGAAGATTAAAATTTTTTCGGTTCGGGGTTTAGGCGTTTGTGCTTCCCCCTTGCCTGTGACTGTACTATATCACAACGCGTCACTACGTGTCAATACCTTTTCCCAAAAATTTTTCATGCTTTTTCGTGACACGTCACCACGCCTTGTGTTATAATGCTTGTAGACGTTTAGGAGGTGATAAAATGGAACGAGAAGAAAAAGAAAAAGAAGTGTATTATCAAATACGGATTGACAAGGAGACAAAAGAAAGATTTATGTCTTTTTGCAAGTCTAAGGGATACAATTCATCGGCGATCGTACGCAATATGATTATTGAGTGGCTAGACAAAAAAGAATCCGCGAACGCGTCGCGGTAAAGACACAACAAAAAGCCCTTGCACAAGTGAGGTCATGCAGGGCTTTTCTTTTGTCGCCTTATATGTAGTTATTTACGCCATAATGACAAATAGGATTCGTGGAGTAACGTATGTATATAGTTCGCTGTCTCTCTCCATTCGGCGAATGTTTTCGGTGTTAGTCCTATTCGTTCTTTTGCGATACGTTCGGCGTCCTCTATTGGTGCTTTCGTCTTTATTTTTCCGTCGTGGATACACCACATAAGCAACTCTTTATCTCTATATCTATCGCTCTTTTCTTCTTGTAATAGGACAAAAAGTATAGCGACACATGACGAAAGTATTACAACAATTATTCTGCCGCCGTCTTTGTCCATAACATTGAAGGTCATAAAAGACGCAAGAACAAAAGCTATACCGCCTATAATTCGCAAGGCGTCGCGCTTGTTGTTTGTCATTATCTATCATCTTCTTTCTTTATTGATGATACCACAACGTGACGCGCTGCCTCCATAGGTCATAGGTCATTTTTTGTGTCTCTGTGTCTACGTTGTGATCGGCGTGGAGACGCGTTCAGGCGTGATCGTGCGCATGTGTTCAGGCGTCTTTGTCTGCTGCATGGCTGCGTTTGCGCTTGCGTGGCTGCGTTAAGTTATATAATACGTACTAGTTTACTATGTTTTCTAGACAGATGATTTTTTCAGTTCTTAGTATCAGGTACTAAGTTTTCATATAGATAAAAACACGTATGTTCGCAAAAAATTGATAAAACTCCACTTGACATTTCCAGCCCTTTCATCCTTTAGCTAACTAAAGCATTCAGACAAAAATTATTTTACAAGACAAATAAATAAAGTGCTTATCATAAGCACCTACAGACGCCTTGACGCCTAGCCACACAAGCATTAAGATGATTATACCATAATACGCGCGCCTGTGTGCGTGCCTAGGTGTGCCCGCGCGTTGATCGTAGGCAAGCGCATGGCTGCGATGAGAGCGCTCGCAGGTGGCTTCGATAACGCGCGTAGGTGTGCGCGTGCGCGTTTTGGAAGGCTTCTGGTCGCTGCCATGCTGCCGGACGGCTGAGCCCTCAAAGACGCGCGCACGGGGGACACGCGCGGAGCAGGTGAAATATATATGGGCGTAAATTTATTTTCAAATTTTCAACTCTGGGAGGTATGGCGGATGAAATCGCAGCGTAGACCAAAAGGCGAAGGGTCGATCACGAAGATGCCCAATGGTAGCCTAAAGATGACAATAACACTTGGGGTTGGTGTGGATGGGAAGCAGAAGCGGCGGTCTGTCACCGCAAAGACAAAAACAGAATTGATGCGCCGCGTGGCTGAGCTGCGTGTGCAAGCTGGGCAGAAGCCGACGCAGGATGCTGTTATCTATTTCAGTGATCTCCTTGAGATGTTCATGAAGGAGAAGGAACGTGTTGTAAAAGAAGGAACGCTGCGTAACTACAAGTACATTGAGCCTATTGTGTTTGCGCCTCTACGTGATTATCGCTTAGACAGAATAACACCTGAGGTGATCGACTACGTATTGGACAATGTGACAAAGGTGGATGGGACGCCTATACAAGATTCCACGCTGTTTCAGATGCGAGCTAAGTTAGCGGCTGTGCTGAACTTTGCGGTAGACAAAGGCTTTATTGTCTCCTCCCCTATGAGCAAGACGCGACGCAGGAAACAAGGGAAGCGCAGGGTTGATGTCTTGGTTATACCGACCGAAGAAGATATGAAGCGGTTGTTGGCAGATGCCCGCGCAAAAGACAACAAAAAGAAAAAGCCTCATCTCTACCTATATCCACTTTTCCTGCTGGCGATAGCAACTGGTATGAGACCGGGCGAGTTATTGAATATTGATCGTGTTCGTGATATAGACACAAGAAGAGGGACGATTCATATTCACTCTCAGCTGACAATGGACGGAGGTGATAGCCCATTAAAGACAGAAACATCTACGAGGACGATCTATGTGCAACAGGAGGTGTTAAAGACGGTGCTAACACTTGTGCCACCATTGGAGACAACAAGTAAGCTGTGGGGTTTTAATGGCAAGCAGATATGTCGTTCTACCGCCGACACGCTGATTCAAGATTTCTTAAAGACATGCACGTACCTGCCTAAAGGCTTCACATTCCACTGTTTTAGACATTATCATGCTACGCAGCTTCTTTTGAAGGGTATCAACCCCAAGGAGGTGTCCAAGCGTCTGGGGCACGCATCGGTCAAGACAACATTGGATTTGTATGCCCATTGGATACCTGAGATGGATGAACAGGCTGCCAATAGCATAAATACGGATTTCATTTTATGAGTGCTTATAGGTGCTTATCTGTGGAATAACTGCTATATTTTGATGTATAGCGGGTGCTAGAATCCTTGTATAAAGCCTTGATAGAGTTGGGTGTGCTAAAATCATTTCATTATATATAGATTCAGCGAAAAGGTAAAGGAAGCGCGGGGATTTTCGCCGCCTTCTCATTTACTTTCCCAAAAGACCTATTGAAGCTGCTCCACATCCGTATTATTATCAGAATGAATCGATATGTCTAAATGGGAAAGGAGCCGCCCATGAATCTACCCTACCAGTGCCCCGACTGCGGCACGGTGCTCGGCTACCAGGGGCTCTGCTGGCGGTGCAGGACAGCGGCGAATCGCCGTGCCGCACTCGCATGGACGCCCGAGGAGGTCGCGGCAAAGGAACAGGAGATCATCGCGCAGATCGAGGATGTTCCCGATGATTTCTGGTATCTGCTCTGCTGTCGCGGACGGCTCGCGCCGGAGATTCCGCGCGCGGCACTCGCGGCGCGTTCCTTCTGGCCCTCGGCACTCTACTATCACGCGCCGGCGGATGTGCGGGACGGACTGATCGCAGCACTGATGGAGACGGATGCCGCGCGTGAAGCGAACGAGCTTATGATGTGTCTCGGTATGCAGGGAGACGACCAATCCCTTGCAGCACTTCTCGCACTCGAACGTGCGCCGCGCCCGTGGCGCGGGAATCTGCACGTCGATCCCGCCGTCTATGCGCAGTCCGGCGGCTGGACATTCGACTGCGAGGGGCGACGCCGCACGCTGAACTTTGACACCTGCTATACGCTGGTACACGCCGCATCGGAGGAGGAGTTAGCCCGCTCGCCCGTCCGCATTGCCCGTCCACGGGAGGAGAACTGCCCGCACTGCGGCTGCCGCATGGCGGATATGCTCGTACTGGACGGGCGGGATGAGCGTCTGCATTTCCTTGGCATTGACGGCATTCTCACGGCAACCTGCTGTCCGAACTGCGTTTCGTATGCGGAGCCGATGCTGAGCCGCTATACACTCGATGGCGGCAGTGAGGTGCTTTCCTGCGAGGATGCGGGCGATACCATGTATATCGAAGAGGAGCTTGTCAGGATTTTTGAAAACGATCTCATCCTCGGCGAGACGCCCGTTCCTCTGTTCTACGGCGCACGCTTCGAGGACACCTGCACGCTCGGCGGCTTTGCACTCTGGTGGCAGGACTGGGAGTATACAGCGTGCCCCGACTGCGGGCAGCCGATGAAGTACCTCATGCAGATTCATTGGGAGGCGCTGACGGACTATATGGAGGGCACGCTCTACATCGAGTTCTGCCCCGACTGCCGCGTCGTCTCCATGCAGCATCAACAAACATAAGGAGTTCCACG